TCAGTTGGGGAGCTTGGCTTCGAGTTGTTTGGCAGACTCACCGTCGGCCCAGAGATTCAAAATCTCCAGCCGGGTCTGGTTGACCGCGTCAAACATTTGTTTGGCTTCGTCACCGGTGACGGCTTTGTCAGCCAGCATCGGATCAATGAGCGCCACAAGTTCGGTCAAGTGAATGACCGTTTTGCGGACTTGCGCAATTTGCGCGGCCGTCTTTTTGGACAGCATGATGCGCTGGATCGCGGCGGTGAGTACTTTGGCAACGATTTGTTCCAAGGGCAGTAACTTGAACAGCGACAGCCCGAGTTTGATGAGCATAGTTTGTAGCATAATGATTCCTCCTTACCGTAAAGGGAGAAATCAAACGGAAGTGCCAAAAAAAACGGACGAACACGGACTGACCGGACGGATCAGTGCACAAAAGAGGCAATGGTTTTCAGCACCGTGAGCAAGCCTTGTGGGTTGGTAGAGAGGAAAACGACAAGTGCCGTCAAAAGAACGAGGCTCCATTTTTCGAGCTTGGTGACACGGCCATTGGTTTTGCTGGCCTGTGCGTGAATCGCTTCGAGCTTTTCATCAATGCGGTCGAAGCGTTGCTGGCAACCGTCGGGCAGATTACACATTGGCGATTTCCGATTCATGATTTCCGATTTCAATTAAGAGAAGCGGCGCGCCCGGCGGTCACGCCCTACCTCAAGGAATGATGGCGGTGATGAGGCCGTTGGAAATGACCAGAGTATTGCCGGCCTGAATGACCCGGTTGGTGGTGATACCGGTTGTGCGCAACAGATAGCGCCCGTCAGCATATCCTTTGTTTACGATGCCCAAGGCTTCTGTGGGATTTTCAGTGACGTGCCATTTTACCCCTGATGCCCCAGTCAAATTACCTGCTTCAAAATCGACGGTCGCGTTGTATCCAAGTTGCATGATGCTACTGGGTGTAATCAGAAGACCATCGCTGGCATCAGCACCGAAAAACAGAGCCGCGCTGTGCGCCGTTGAAAACTGCAATCCGTCCTGGAAGCTCAGCGATTTAAAATAACCGAGATGTTCTTCACTGTCCTTGGCGTAGATTTGAAGTGCGCCATTGGTTGCCGTGAGGCTTTGAGTAAACTTGACGGGTGCGGTCATCTGGCGGGAGCCGTCAGTGTAGACGGCCTGCGGGTCGGAGACTTCAAGTTTTAAGACCTGCGTCGGCTTGCCGTCGATGATCCATTGCTGGGCGCTGGCGCCTTGCCAGAGGACAGAGGTCAGAAGGCAGAGGACAGTTGAGAATAGATTTTTCATTTATTCGCCCTTTCGGATGATTTCGACGGTGCCGTTGGTGATGGTGCTGGTGATGTTCAAGGAGTCGTTTTCGTTAAAGGGAATGTCGGCTTCCGGAACCCAGACGGCGTGCTGGTTGTTGGAAAGCGTACACCCCGTTAGAAGAAAGGCTGTTGAGCCGGTGCGACGTTCAACGGTGATCGCGCCAGATGTCGGGGCGGCAAACCGGAAGAGCAAAGCAACGGGCACCCATGAGGAACGTTTCTGGGTGTTGGTGATAGCTACGGTGCCGGTGGCAAGGGAATGAGTGGTGGCGATGCCCCCTGCCCATGCGGGCAGGCAGAGGACAGAGGTCAGAAGACAGAGAACAGCGGGAAGAAACTTGAATCGTGCTTTCATTGGGTTGCTCCTTTGTATGAAAGGGAAGCTGATGAACCGTCGAGGGTTGCGGGGATGATGCCAGTCCAGATTCCGCGCAGGAATACGTCGGCGCGAATAGCGGCGGCGTTTTCCGATTCGGACATGGTGATGCCGATTTCTTTTTTAAGCTCGAAGAGAATGGTGGTTTGCGCATGGCGCAAGCACGATTCCGGAAGAGCGGTTGATCTGTCATCGGAAAGAGGCAGTCCGTTGGCCTGAATTGCGGAACGGAATTCGGCGGCGGTCTGCTGAATGATGGCGGCCAGACGGCCCTGCTTCTGCGGATTATCGAGCACCCATTGCTGGTAAGAGGCCAGCAAGTTCGCAGACATGATCGCCGCTATATATTCAGTTGTGATGAGGATGTACATGGTGCGGCTCAGTTGACAGTTGTTCGTTGATGGTTGTTGGGCAACAGCCGAGAAAGAGGCGCGGCCACCGTCCGCACCCACAGAGAAGGCACGGACGGCGGGCGCGGGTTAAGCGACGTTGATGCGTTTGGCGGCGGCCGAGTTGGTGACCTGCACGTCTTCTGACCAGTCGAATTTGGCGACTTCGACGCGTCCATCGTCGCGCTGGTAAGAGCCGGGCACCATGAAGCGGTTCATCAGGCGGAAGGTTTTCATGAAGCTCGGGTCGCGCCGGGTGGGCTGAGCCTTGCGGGCGAAAACCAGCACGGTGCTGTCCAGCAGGAATTTGACATCCTCAGCAACGCCTTCGGCGGCATCGTCAAAGACCATGTAGCTGGTGCGGACTTCGGGCGAACCAATGAAGAGCTCGCCGGCATTGGCCTGCGTCGGGACTGCAACCCCTACTCCGGTGCGAGAACCAGAGCCGACGACAAAGCGACCGCGGACTTTGGCCTGATTCTTGAAGACGTTCCATGCGGATGCGCCAAACAGCACACCGATGTTCATCAGCGAGCCGTATTTGCAGGCTTTGATGACATCGAGGATGGTGTCGTCAATGTCGGCAACCGGATCAGCTGCATCGTTCCAAGTGGCATTGGTGCCGGGGCCGATGGCTTCGACCGCGAGGTCAATGACCGCTTTTTCGTGAGCCAGCGCCGCGACTTCGGCAACGGCTACCGCGCCTTCACGGAGCATGTTTTCGAGCCCTTCGGCTTCGAGTTGCTCGAGATTATCCACCGGATAATCGAGCGCATGAGGTTCGCAGTTGTAGGTGGCATCGGACACCTCAAAGCGCAGTTCGGATGCGCGGCCGCCCAGCGTCCGAAGCGTCTTCGGGATGTGGAAGCGGTTTTTCTCGGTGTACTTTTTGAACCGTCCGGTTGAAGTCGGGACTTCAATGGTCGGCGCGATAAAATCCGCGACGGGCATGATGGCACTCTGGGCGGCGCCCTGGGCGAATTCGCGAAGCATGGGACTGGCACTGATTTCGGTTAGACGGGACATTTTAAACCTCCGGTTTTTTAGTTGTTAGTTGTCGGTTGATGGTTGTTTGGGAAAGAGCGGGCAACCACGAGGATTGCCCTTACGGTTATGCGGTGACGGTGATGAGGCCGAGATTGGCGGGACGGACAAGGATGAGTTGACCGTTGACTCCTTTTGCTTCGGCGATACCGATGGCACGGTAGGTTCCGGCAGTGGCCGGCAGTGCGCAGACTTTGCCGGGCTGCCCCGAGACAGACGGATTGGCAATGACCAGCGTGTCGCCGGGGTTGCATGTTCCAATGAGCGGAAGCCGGACGTTGCGGTCGGGCGTGAGCGGCTGGAAGTCGCCGTTTTCACCGGTCGTCGCGCCTGCAAGGATGAGATAGAGCGCGAGTGCGGTGAGTGATGCGGGCAGAATCATCTTCGGCACTCCGCTGGAATGGCTGAGAACAGCGAGATGATCTGCGTGGGCAGTTAAATCTGCACCACAAGGCATGGATATGGAACCGGTCTGTACATTGGTCTGACTCATTTTGATCTCCTTATTGATTGGCCACAAAAAACACAAAAGGGACGGAACTAAACGCTGAGTTCCTTTTCAGCGCGGCGGAAAGCCTCGGTGTAGGCCACCCGCTCGGTCTTCATGATTTCAGCGGCGCGGTTACGGATTTTGACAGCCTGAGAGTCGGCCTCAGGGCGGGCATTGCGGTTCTGAGTCGCCGCAACCCTTGAATCGCGGTTGTGGAGAGGCCGGGGAAGTTGTGTGGGAGTGAGGGTGTGCGTGGGTGCGGGAGTTTTCAAATTTTTGAATACCGCTTCCGTGAGGGTGCGGTTTTCAATAAATTGGATACGAACAGCGTCGCGGTTTTCGATGTGCGCGGCGTGGGCATCGAGAAACGCGTCGGCATCGGCTTCGAGCTGAGCGGTCTGGAATCCGGCGAGCCGGGTTTCAGCCGTCTCTGCGCGGTTGGTTAGCGCAGCGACATCTTCCGGTGACGCCATGTTGGCGATGGCGGCGATGATGGCGTCCTGCGCGGTATCGGCGGGCAGATTCAGTTTATTGAGCAAGGCATCTATAATCGGCTTCATGGTTTTCTCCTGTTTGGCGGGACAATTCTTCTTTTCACCTAAAGGGGTAGAATCAAACGAGGAACCAGTGCCGGGTGTCGGGTGTCGGGTGGCAGAAGCGCCTGTACGGGAATTTGAGAGCGGGAGGATGCCTTTCAAATTCGGATCATTGGTGACGGCGGCATTCAAAAGGCGGACAGGCCGGAAGCGGTTATCGCCGAGCTCTTCGCAGTCTTCTTTTGCCCAAACAGGTGAAAGAAAGCGGTAGCGCCCACCTTTGACTGCGGCTTCGCCGATGTCTGACCAACGGATCGCGGCATACAACCCGGCAGGATTATTGCCGGAAGACGGCGGGCAGAATTTTAAATCAGTAATCCATCCGGCGGCTTCGGATCGTTTTTCTGCATCGAGGGAAAAGTGATCGAAGTCTATGAGCAGGCCGGGGAAATTGGCAGAAGCGGCGCGCGCCGTTTCAAATGCGGCAACCATGCGGGTACAGGCTTCGGCGTCGATGACCTGAACGATTCCGGCGGCAGAGTGCGGAAACTCGCCCAGCGGTGCGAGCTGGTGCCAGCCGTCAGCGGGCATTTCAAAATTGCGGTTGAGAATTAGGTTCACACCTAAAGGTGGAAAATCAAACGAACGGGCAACGCCCGTGTTATTGGGGATTCGTTATTTGTTATTGGGGAGAACGGTTGGCCGCGAATGGGCGATGAAAAATAATTTAAAATATTTTTCTGAAAAGTTTGATATATCAAACTTTGCGGACGGATTGGACGTTTCGGACGTATCATTGAGCCGATGACGTAGCGGGGGTTTTTGTCAGGGTGTAGCCGGTTTTTTCGGAGAGCTCGGCGGTGTCGATTTCGAGTCCGGCGGTTTTGAGATTCACGGCATCGAGCACGACCTGTTTTGTTTCCTGAGTGAACCCGGGAGAAAATTCAAAGTAAGCCATGACAGGCTGGCCGGGGAAGTGCTGTTGCAAAAGCGGCACATCAATAGCGTTCTGCAAGATGCCCGCCATGGTGATGGCATCGGCTCTGGCGATTTGCAGAAAGGTTTCCTGATGGGCGGTGCCTGCCAAGGTGCCGCTACCGGGTTCGGTGAGCATGGTCAGGATGCCGCCGGTGGCGGTGATGGTGATCTGCTCATCGATGTATTTAATCAGTTCGCGAAATGGCGGATGCCCCCCGCCCCCGGTGACGAATTTGACATCGCTGTCGTGCGGCAGGAATCCGCGACCGTTGGAAAGAAGCTGCTCGGCAACTTCCTGAAACTCCTTTTGTTTTTCTTCGGAGGCATTGGGCGGGCCGACCAGAAAGATGGACGGAATGCCGTAAACAGAGATGTAGGTATCCCAATCGGCTTGTGAAAGGTTTTTGCGCAGGTAGAGCACGCTGAGGATGCGATCGAGCGCGGCGGTTTCCAGAATGATGAAGTTTTCTGGGTCAATGAGTGTGCCGCGCTGACTGCCGGAAACGGCACCGGCGTTGTATTCCCAGTCGCCGAAAAGACCGTCGCGGAGCCAGAACCACTGTTCAACAGGTTCAAGACGTTCGATGAGTCCGGCGGGTGTCCAATGTTTTTCAAGGTGGGCAAAGCCACGAAAGAATCCGGTAAACAGGAACGAAACGGCTTCGCGGAAGTTGGCGATGTTGTCGTAAACAATGCGGAGGAAATCGGCCTGCTCGGCGGCGAGCGGATCGTCTTTGGACTGTGAAACGATGCGGATATCCCAGTCGATGGACAGGAGCGCGGCGCGGCGGCGCTGAATGACGGAATGGATCATGGCGTCGGAGCGTTCCATGTAGTAGTAGAGCCACATCAAGTCAGCGTACTGGCCGCGCTCGCCCGCTTCCTGCAGAGAAACCAGCCGTGAGAGGGTGAGGCTACGCAACGGGTTGTTCGCATCGCGGGTTCCGTTGTTTTTATTTTGGTAAAGGTAGCGCATAGGACAGTTCTCAGTTCAAAATTATGAGTTATCAGCTGGGCTTCTACACTAAGTGGGGAAATCAAACGGGGCGGCTGGAGCGACAGGTAATCTATAGCCGGTTTTCTAATTGACCGCCTCTTAATATCGTCTATTATTTAAGTCGTATTAATGATTGGACGAACTATGGATTATCTAAAACGAACTCTCGAAACATTTTTCAAGACGGCTTCAACGCAATTCCCCGTGATGCTGGTGACCGGGCCGCGCCAAATCGGAAAGACCACCTTTCTGCGGCATCTGGCGGGTAAAAGCCGCGCCTATGTCACGCTGGACGACCCGATGCTTTGCAGTCTGGCGAAAGAAGACCCCGCCCTTTTTCTGCAACGGTTCCCCCCTCCTGTATTGATTGACGAGATTCAATATGCACCCGGACTTCTGCCGTACATCAAAATGGCTGTGGACAAAGAGCGTACCGCCGGACAGTTCTGGCTGACCGGGTCACAGCAGTTTCACCTTATGAAAGGCGTTGCGGAATCACTGGCCGGACGGGTCGGTATTGTTAATCTACTCGGATTTTCACAACGTGAACTGAACGGACATCCAAAAACCGCACCGTTTCTTCCGGACGAAAAACATCTTCGAACAAGAGAACCGGCTCCTGCGCTTCTGCTGCCGGAACTGTTCAAAAAAATCTGGCTGGGCGGTTTCCCGGCGCTGTATCGCAGCGGAGAACCGGATCGCGATCTGTTCTACAGTTCGTATGTGCAGACTTATCTGCAACGGGATGTACGAGACCTGGCGAATGTCGGCAATGAAGGTGCCTTTCTGCGTTTCCTGCGGGCCTGCGCGGCGCGAACCGGACAGCTTCTGAACATTCACGGGCTTTGTCAGGATGCGGACATCAGTCAGCCGACCGGAAAACGCTGGCTTTCAATTCTGACGGCCTCGGGCATCGTCCATCTGATCGAGCCCTGGCACTCCAATGTAAACAAACGGCTGGTCAAGTCTCCAAAACTCTACTTTCTGGACACCGGACTGGCGGCCTATCTGACGGAATGGTCGTCGCCGGAAACGCTGGAAGCGGGCGCGATGTCGGGAGCCTTCCTCGAAACATGGGCCGTCGCCGAAATCCTGAAAAGCTACTGGCATAACGGGAAGCGCGCGCCTCTGTACTATTACCGCGACAAAGATACCAAAGAAATCGATCTGCTGATTCATCAGAACGGAACGCTCTATCCGGTGGAAATCAAAAAATCAGCCGCTCCCGGCAAAGATGCTATGCGCCACTTCAAGGTGCTCGAAGCTCTCAAAGAACCCATCGGATCGGGCGGCGTGGTTTGCCTTGCCGAACAGCGTGTGCCGCTCAGTAGTACCGTTCAAACAATCCCCGTCGGACTGCTCTAAAAAAGTCAGCCGAGAATGGAACGGCGTCTTGCGGCAAAGGGAGCAAAGCGGCGTTTATGCGCCAGCGGGATCATGGGGCCGCAGGATTCAGTTTCCCAGCGGCGGTGATTGGCGAGTGCCAGCGCCATGACGCAGTCATCGTGGAAGCCGGAGGGCGCGTTGTAGCTGATGTGGCCGCGCGGAGAGATTTCATACTCGTAGCGCTGCATTTCATGGGTCAAGACTTGCCATTCCTCCGGCCAAGTGACTTTCTGCTGTTCGACCGCGACAATGAGCCGCTGTACCAGCTCGGCTTTTGAGACGGATGTAAACTTGAACGGCTCGATGTTGCTGTAGCGGCGGACAAGGTCATCGTAAATCGGATCCCCTGCTCCGGTGGCATCCAGAATGATTCGGCCCTGCCATTTGCGGGCAAAGCTCAGGATGCGGTCTTTCTGAACCGGCCAGTTGAGCTGGTTGAAGCGTTCGATTTCAAAGCAGCGCCCCGTGCGCAGGTTCATGGCAACGAGCACGGTGAAGTCGGTATGCTTGGCAATGTCGCAACCGATGACAACCGGCCCGGCGCGGTCATCGCGGGTGATTGTCTTCTCCGGAAACAGGCACGAGCTGACGCCGCGAAAGACGCCCGCCGAGTCTTCGAGAAACTCGGCTTGATATTCCTGCTTGAACACGTCGGCCGGCAACGTGCGCATTGCATCCGCCCATTCGACTGCCGGAAAAAACGGACTTTCGAGACTGGCAAACCGAAATGACTGATATTCCTGCTCGTTCGGGTCTTCTCCTCGGGTGTAGAGATCATAAAACCAGTTGCGGCCTTTGGGTGTTGAAATGAATACCGCCCATCCCATCGTTTGGGCAATCGTCGGACGCAAAATGAAATTCCAGACATCCGGCGGTACCAGCGCCGCTTCATCCACCACGAGCCCGCGAAAGCCATAACCACGGATATTCTCCGGGTTGTCCGCAGACAAAAACCAGATTCGAGACGGACCGTTCGGCCCGACAAACTCCGCCCGCGACGGAGTCCGCCCGGAAAACCGCACAAAACCACCGGCAATGTCCCGCAATGCCTCTTTCCCGCGCTCCGCCACGTTATAAGTCGGCGCTACCCATCCGTAGTCGCCGGGAGTTTTTCCGGCGCGGTCAAGCACCTCTCCGGCAAGGCAGAGGGTCTTTCCGAATCGTCGTCCGGTACAGACAACGCGGAAACGTTTATCGCGGGCATCATGGATGCATTTTTGACCTCGGTGGGGATTGTATTTGAAAGTGACAGCCATGTTACGACTCCGTTGTATTCGATGTTGACCGACGCTTCTTTCGGAAGCAGCGGCATGATGATGCGGCGGAAAAACCAGACCGGGTCTTTTTGTAAAGACGCCTGCAGGCCGTTGATCAGCACCTGCCGGTTGTCTTCATCCTTGAGCATGCGGTCGAGTTCCTTCACGAGCTGCATACGTCCGCTGACCGTACCTTTCGGTTTGCCTGCGGGGTTGCCAGATTGTCCGGGTTGAAATTGCATTTTGTCCTCCACCATAATGGGAAAAATCAAACTGCGCGCAGAGGCGGTGTGTTTCAGGATGTTGCAGAAATTCTGAAAGATGGTGAAAAAACCGGTAGGGGCCCCACACACACGGCGTTTGCATAGGGGGCAAACTCCAAACACCGGAATAATCCGTAGTGCGAGTTCCAATACTTGGAAGATATCTGCCTCGCAGAGTTGCAGCGCATTCGTGAAAAAGACGAAGCGACAGTTTTCCGATGGCTGGAATACCGTGCCCCGCAGGGGAGCCGGAACGGCGACGACGCAACAGCGGCGGAAGATTCCGAGGCGGCGGCGTAAAAGGAAAAGGCGTCAGATTCCAGACGAAGGGCTGGAGGCATGGCAACCCCGACAGGCAAGCAATAGCCGCCGCCGAGGAAAGGCTGTTCGTGGGAACGGAAGAGCTGAGCCCTGAGAAAAATCTTAGCCGGTATTCCGGGTTCGATTTTTTCGACGGGCTCGGCTCTGAAGTGAAACACCACGTAACAGAGATTGGCTGGACCTCGGGGCTGGCGCGGTTTCTGCCGCGACGAAGGAGCCAGCACGAAACCGTGACAGCTTTGGGGAAAAGGGGTGAGGCCGGAGGCCGAAGGGGGAAGCGGGGCGAAGCGGGGCTTCCCCCTGGGAAAGGAGTGAGGCTTTTGCACAGCAAACGCCGAGAGGAAAACCCGCCCAGCGGGTGGGTTTGCTTCTTCGGTGGAGCGGGACAAGTGAGAAATGATGAGGCCGACGAAGCTGAGGCAGTGCGAGCCGCGGTGAGCCTGCCGGTGCTGAGCCCTGCGAAGACGGAACGGCTGAACACAGCCGGACGGATGAGCGCGAGGCGGCCCTGACAGAATATTTTCTGTTGAGCGCAAGGGTTGAAGCAAAGGCCCACGTTGCATAATGGCGCATTATGCGATGTTGGCCGGTCCGCTGTATTCAGCGGTTGCGAAACCCTTGTGCGTGGCCGCCGAGCTAATTCCCCGGGAGCAGGCCGGTGAATTCCGGCTATTGTCCGGAACTGAACCGGTCTGCGTTCAAACAATACCACCTCACGGAGTGTTGCCTGCAACAGCAGGCAGCCCGAGGGAGTCCGCCCCGCAACATGATGAGTGAAGACCGGAATGAAACAAGATGACAGGCTGGAAGCCTGTCCTACTTTGAAGATCGGGACGGGCAAGCTCATGATGTGCGGGATCAGCGGACTGCCGAGGTGAGGTAGAAGGCCCGTTCCGGTACTGAATCGGACACCCAAGAGCCGAGGCCGGTTGCGTAGCAACCGTAGGAGGCTCGCAGGGTGGAACGATGAAGAGCCGGTTCGGGCCGCGTTCAACATCCCCTCCGGGGCTTGGGGGCTAGATACCACCCGCGCATAAAAAGGATTTGTGAAGCTTGGTTGAACCGTGAAGCGGTTCAAGCTGCGGAACAATTCCTTTTGCGCGGCTACATCCCCCGGCGGGGGCTTGGGGGGTCGAGTGCAATGAAGTGGATTTTGACGAAGGCTGAATGAGGTACGATTGAAGCCGAGACAAAAGACACTTGATTGCACGAGTCCGTAGAGAGAAGACGAACGGGGAAAATAATCAATAGGCAATACTCAATGCTCAATGAACAATGTTCAAGGAGTGGAAAAAATACATGCCGCCGTCCAGAGTTGGAAAAAAAACGATAGAGACAAATCACTCGTGGGAAAGACGGCGGCGGCGCTTAGCAATTTTTTCAGGGAACAATGTCCGCAAAATCGGACACCTCCTCAAGGCAAGCTTGTGCCGCATCTCTGCCAACTGAGACGAAGTCCCCTGCCGCTCAGCAATCTCTTTGTACGAGAGGCCTTGGAACCGCCAAGCGACGATGTCGCGCTGTTCAGGGGGAAGGCGCAACAGGCTGTCGAAAAAACTCACCAAGGAGCCATAAACCAACTGTTCGGCCACTGTATCAGGCATGGCTGGGGAATCACTGGGAGTACACACTGGATCGCCCAAGGCGGAAGCGGGCGGGTTTTCCTCGTCCAGAGGAACAGAATAGAACGTATCCTCACCCAGCTTGCAACTTGAACAAGGCGTCTCGCTCCAAGGTTTGGAATCGTACTCACCGCGCTTGACGGCTTTGTGATGAGGACAGGAATGGCATTTCATAAATGGACTCCGGTTAAAGGGTGGCAAGGTGAATACTGAGGACGGAAGTGATGGTTGGAAGGAACTCGGCATCGGAGGCGCTGCAAAGGCTGACGAGATGGACAAAAAACTGAACGTCAGCAAGGTCGTCATCGACGGAAGCCCTGATACGACTGCTTATAACCATCATGACATTATTATTATATATTATAAATATATATATAATATGGTATAGGACAGTGTGTGCAGTAGCGTGCAGGGAGCCCACGGTATTCTGGGGGACATTTTTTATGTCAATGTCATCTGTCAGAACGTCATTAAAAGGGTGTTTTTTCATTTACGCATCCTTTCGATAGCTGCTTGATGTTGATGGTCCAAAGGCGTTTAACGTCCAAACGCGTTTGGGTAATGGCGTAGCCTTGTGATGCAAGCTTGGATAACTCCCTACCCACTTGGCGGGTGGTGTACTTTGAAACGATCACCGCGAGCCCGTCATCGCCGTTGAACATGGCAGTAAGGAGTTCAGTGGCGGAACCTTCCCACATTGTTTCACCCTGCCCTTCAAAAAATTTTAGCAAGACCTCCAGAAACGAATAGGCACTGGAGGAATGACGGGCTGAATCAAACAGCGACGCTTCACAGTAGGTTTGAACACCGTAACGTGAATCGCCAAGGACGTTGTCCGGCGGCGTCCAATCGAGCAGCCAGCGCAAGAAAAACGGCAACTCCGCCAAAATGATTTCCTCTACATTGCGAGGAAAAGAAAAAGAATCACGGTCAGCAATTCGGAACAGATTGATTTTGTCCCGGTTCGACAAATCGACATCCGGCAAAATACGGATGGATTCTGGATCGGTGTTGCAGGTCACCACCACCCTGCCGTTCCACTCAATTACTTTGTCTATTTTGAATTTTTCCCGGACTGAGAAAGTACGATTAGCCGCCATCTTTTTAATGAGCGCGGAAAAGCGCAGATGGGTTTTGGTATCGGTAAGAGGAACCACATCATCTACGGCCCAAACCGCACTGTTAAACAAGTGACTGTTGAAATTATCCTCACCCGACAGAAAGTTACTGGCGTCAATGTGCCCGCCGAAAATTCGTGAAAGGATAACTGTCGAAAGAAGAGTTTTCCCAGTATTCGGAATGCCGGCAAAGAATGAAGCTTGCCCGGGAAGCATACGACCGTCCCGCGCGGAAATATACCAGCGGCGCAACCATGCCAGGAAATAGTCGAGCTGCTCGGAAGGATCGAAGAGCGTTTGAAAATACGAACTCAACCACGGGAAGTCGGGACAGGAGTCGGGAGTCAGGAGACGGGAATCAGAAGAACGCGGTGAGGACACCGCGTCTACGTTAAGAGATTCCGAAGGTTGGAAAACTTCTGCGGTGGATGTGTTCAAAACCCGCAAGCCATTCACCATGACGATGCCTTTTGGGCGATGAATCAACGGGGCGGCGCAAGAAATTGCCTGTTCCTTCTGGATGCGGTGCAACGCCTGATCGACTTCACTGAACGTTTCACCACGAGCAGGAGCAGACCGCAAACCGTAGGCCACTTTAAGGTGGAGGATGATGTCGGATTTGTTATACGCATGCCAATGTTTGTTCGCGTGTTGCGTCCAATATTCGCGCCCGTCGAAAAAGATTGCGGCCACACAGCTGCCGATACGATCTGCGACAAACTGATTAACAAATGGCAGGCCGAGGATGAATGACCACGAAACAAAGGCTTTAGACCCGGTGAAACACTGCATACCCGATTCGCGTATTACCGCCGCCGTTTCATTATCGGCCGACGAATCCCAGAACCGGACACCCCGAACACCGACCGCAAACTCATTTTGCCAACGGCCGGGAAACTGTTTTTCAACTTCTGCGGCCACTTTATCCATCGGGATGACAGCGCCCAATTTGTTCCATGAATAATGGTGCGTGGCTTCAATTGCCCACTGCATCATGAACTCGGCCGGGATCAAATCATCGGAGAGATGAACCCAGTCCGTACCGGCTTCGTAGTATTTACAGGGATCTTCAAAGGCATCGCTGTCAATACCGACAAGGATTTTTGCCAGTTTCAGTTTTTTCTGAACGTGCTTCAGCAGTTTGACGGTGAGGTCATTGTTGTGGAGAAGGAACGGGGTTTCGAGTTTCCACAGCAACCGGGCACCACCGGAAAAGGTACGGCAAATATACTGCGGTTTGAAATCACCACAGTGTTCCAAAACCGTTGCACGTGCATGTTGATCAATTTGACCGTCGTAGTCAGCCACGAGCCAGTGAATGAACATGGCGTGATTATTCTTTGAGTCAATCCGGACCGAAGGAAGCAACCCTTCGAGACCGGAATAAAAACAATGCTCAACAGCCGGATTATTCCAGTTTGGTTTGGGCGGTGCGACAGTGGAGGTTTCCCACGGAAGACATTCTTTGGTGCGCGATGAGGACAGGTTGGGAATGGATAACAGCATGACAACTCCTTATTTGGTGTAGCGTTTAAAAATTCCTGCTTCGGCTGCAACGGGACATCCGGAGAGCCAGTCTGGTGTGGTGGACATAATCGTTTGAATTTGAGCACAGGCTTCTTCTGCTCTGGCCTCAGGAACTTCAACGATCACCTCGTCGTGCACATGAAAAACAATTCTTCCGATTCCAGCGCGATGGATTTGAAGAAGGTGTTCTGCAAACAGATCCCGAGCGGTGGCCTGAACGATATTTTCAGTCAACAGACAGCCGTACAGGCTTCGTGAAACACCCCCGCGTTCCGTTTTCGCTGTATAAAAGCCACGGGGCGTCTTTACGGTGTCAAAATAACGAAGTGCCCTACCCGACGGCAGTTCAACCGTGTAATCCCCTCCGGCACTGAGCCTAAAATCACGGTCAAGTCTGCACCAAAGACCTGAGATTTTGCGATTTTTTGTACGGAAGTCATCAACGATTTTCTTTGCGGCCGCAAACGTGATGTCGAGACCGCCAAGTTTTTTAGCCACGGACACAAACTTCTGCGGCCCGCAACCGTAGCCGAGTCCAAGCACCCTCGCCTTGGCCAAAGCGCGTTTAACGGGATCCACTTCTTTCAACGGACGGGAATCGGAATAACCCATTGTGGCTCGTGCGTGGGCTTCGTAAATATCCACTCCGCTACGAACCATAGACAGGAATGCCTCATCCTCAATTATCCATGCGAGAATACGCGGCTCAATCTGGCAAAGGTCGGCGATGATAAAAACGTTGCCTTCCGAAGGCTGGAAACAGCTACGCAGATCAGCACCAAACAGTTCACCACGCGGCATATTCTGTACGTTGAATCCAGCATCACCGGACCAGCGTCCGGGAACAGCGCCGAAATATTTCAGGGCGTACGGAAAGCGGAAACAGGTGTCAGGTGTCGGGTGGCAGGTGTCAGATGGCGGACGGCTCGGTGATCCGTCCCTACCGAAAACAACCAAACGATTGCGGACGGTGTAGAAGCGGGACAACAGCATATTGGTGCGTCTAAAAATCCGCATGGCATTCACCCAGGGATATTCAGGGCCGTACTTTTCTTCCCACGCTTCGCAGTCCGGATCATCCATCGCCAATGACACCGGACAGGGAATGCCGGCTTCACGGCAGGCCAAAGCCAGTTGACGGTGTGAGAGCGGCGTATCCTCATTGAAATCCTCAACCCACGGAAGTTTTTGAACCGCATCAAAGCGCTGTTTTTCCAAGGTCTGGATGGATTTTTCCAAGGTTTGTAAATCGACACCAATCCCCTGCTGGCCCCACTCGAAAGTCAGCGTTGCGAGCGCCTGTTCCTCTGCCGGCCAAAAGTCTCGAAATGTGTCCCAGAGCAGGAAGCACAAGCGCGCATCTTCAAGGGCATAGGTTTTCAGCGCTTCGTTGCCAAACAGATCGGCACCGGACTGACCACTGGCTTTGCTTCGCTGGGTTTTGTCTACGTCGATGTTGAGCAGTTGTTTGCAGGCACCTTTGAGGGATCGGGGCGCTGAGAAATAAACGGCCATGGCTGCGGTGCAGCGCCATCTTAAATTTTGAAGGAAAGGCGGAGCGATGCGCTGTTGCTGAAGACGCTTGAAGACGAGGGAGTCAAAAGCCGCATTGTGAGCGACAAGGGTTGCGCCTTCGAAAAGGTGCCAATGCTGGAAATCCTTTGGATGCCCGCACCACTGGAAAAGAACATACGGCGGCGGACACTCGTCAGATTCCAAATGAGCAAGAGCTGTTATCGGGACGTGGCCATAGACGGACATGAGATAGCAGTCGAATTTCGGGTGATGAACGTAGGAATATGCGTCCATCTTTTTCAGGGAATAGTCGCGGTCGTAGTAGGTTTCGAAATCTACGGCAAGAGTGGACGTGTAGGTTATTTTAAGTTTGGTGCTTGAGGCTAAGGTCATGGAGTCTCCAGAAATTAATGATTAGGGAACGGGTTTAAGACAGTCGTTAAGAGAACCTCGGGGACAGACTGATCTGGATGCATCAGCCTGCCCCGTTGGTTCAGCCGTTACAGCAGTGTGGTGATGAATGCGATGAACTCGTCAGAATGCTTGCCGTGCTGGCGCAGACGGGGAACGAATACGAGATTCGTGCCCAGTTTTTCCCGGCGAACCTGTAACGTCCATTTGCCTTTATGCAGTTCCGGCAGTCCGGTGTCCTTATTGCGCAACGCAAAGCGCGCGGCAGTATTGATCGCCTTGCCTGCCCGGCTGTACGAAGTGCCCTTCATTGTCCAGAGTGCCAGCTCATACGCTCTGCCATCCGGACTTTGAATGGAAAACTCGTCAGCCAGTGCATCCGTCGGTGCTTCAATGAGAAGCAGCGCAGTGAGAATCGGACGCCACGGCGGCGGTGCATCATTGCGCCAGTCGAGCCAGCCGCCACGAGCAGTGACTTCTTCTAACGTCTCGACCGTTTCCGGCATTTCGTCGCTACCGTATTCGATGTTTTCCTGAAACTGTTTCTTCGCATTCAGGACGGTGACGTTCAACGGGGTGCTCCAGATTTTGGGATCTTCCGATGCCGGCAACAGAACCATGTCCTTGTTCAACACAATCGAACCGGCTTCGAAGTCTTCGGACATCGGCCCGACTGACTGCACAATGTTGATGCGCGGCAACCGGAAGTCGCCTTCCTGATAGTCACCGGAAATTCCACCCATAGGCGGGATTTCTGAGTTCATGGTTGTCAGTTGATGGTTGTCAGTTTTAGGGACAACTGCGGGGACAGCGGCAGGGATGCCGCTTCCACTCTCCGATTCTGCGGTGGCTGGTTTGGTTTTCTTAAACGATGTAGTGGTCATTGTATTTCTCCTTGTTATTGGTTGATTTGGTGAGCTGTTTGCATTTTTTCCTTAGCCAGATAGGAAACTTCAGAGCCGGATACACAGAGCCCTTCGGCGGTGAGCAGCTGGTTCATTTTCCTTACGGCTTCGGCACCCTTCCCTCTCGCCTGAGATTTCTTGACGGCGGTTTCAAGTGCCGTGACTGAGATCGAACAGGCGGGAAGAAATTCTTCGAGCGGAACGGAAAACTCCGCATGGATGATGTCCCAAACCGCAACCAGTTCTTTGATGACTCGTTGCCCGGAACGATGGCGCAGTTCGTAGCCGGGAATTTCCTGCCCGTTTTGCACCATTTCCAGTGCATGAGCGCGGACGGCTTCGGCCCACGCCGTCAATACAGGCGCAAGGTGAAGCGCCAAGGCCATTTGTTCCGGCATGGTAATCTGCGAGGGATCGAGGATTGCCGGAAGTGCTAGTCGGTCGGGAAGCTGTTCCATCACCGCAAGGGCTTTGGCCGCCAGCGCGGGACAGCGAGCCTGTGCACCGCAATACTGGCAGTTGTCTGGATCGGGGCAGTACGGACTCTCCGTATCTTCGGCCAGCATGATCACCCGCGCCACGCGCTCCTTCATCCGGCTATAATCCTTGCTCCGGATAAAAGTATGCGCCGTGACCAAGTCGCAGCGCGGCTGAAGGAACACCACCTTGACCACTTCGACCTCAAATAGATCGAACGCGCCAAGGGCGTAAGCCCAGCCTTGCAGATTCACCTCGGCATCATCGACGGGCACCTTGCCCATCTTGTAATCTATGACGACCGCCGAATGCTTCCCGAGCAGGATCACGTCAGCAGTGCCGAAGGTCAGCCCGCAGACATCCACCTGCATTTCATTGAACCGCTTGCAGTCCGGAATGGCGGCTGCAACATCATCCACATAATCACGACAGAGTTGCACCTGCGCGGTTTGTTCTTCGTTGAGGCCGTCCAGATGGCCGGTGTCAGCGGCATCGTGCATCATTGTGCCTTCATCGGCTGCCTTGGATGAGCCGGGTCTATTTATCCAGTGCGGACAGAGCTCTTTGTTTTTCAAGGAGCTGGGACTGTGTTTGGCGTGTAATTTTTCGGTCATGGTTATTCCTTTTATTGTTGGTTATTCGCCTTCCTGCTGTTTCAAATCTTCGGACCGGCGTTTGAGCAGGCGGTAGATGTCGCGGGCGGCACCAAGGGCATCGCCGGAAAAAATGACGTGTACGTCGTAGAAGTATTCGAACTCTGAAAGCTGATGAAAGATGAAGTCCGGCCCTACTCTACCGGCGGTGAAGATTGAATAGTTGAAGTGCTCGATGTCTTCGCGGTTGGCTTCGACCACATAAAAGATGCGCGGCATGTTCTGGAGAGCACGGGCACGGCGAATCTTCTTCAACTCGCGGCAATAGTTTTTCTGGATGGCCAGTGACTGGATCAAATCAGGCAACGATTTACGTTCGACGGCAAAGTGCGGCTGGTCGCCTTCGATGGCGTAGTCAAACGTCGGAATGGTATCCCGGACAACGGCGCAACGGTCGAAGTCGAGGGGTTGCTGCTCGCGGGTATCGATACGAATTAACATTGGGCACCGCCTTCCGGCGGGCGGGTGTCAGGTGTCGGGTGACAGGTGTCAGAAGTTGCCTCGGCGTGGAAGTCGAAACCGAATTCATGCCAAAGTTGAGCAACAGATGCTTCGTCGCCATTGCGGGCGAGATCGAGAAGTTGATTGAAACGGGGATTATCCATTGCGCACCGCCTTCCCATTTACAATTGCGAGAACGTCGGAGCGGCGGAGACGGAACGCGCCGGGATAAAGTTCCACCTTCGGCAAGCGACCGGCTTTAATAGTTCGCCAAAGCGTGGCGCGGCTCACATGAAGAAGCGCGGCGGCCTCGCCCATTGAGAGTAAAAGCGGGCCGTTATCTAACGGACGGCTCGGCGAGTCGTCCCTACCTTCCAGAATGGCAAGGGCTCGGGTTTTGGCTTCGTCGGTGGCGGTGAAGACCGCCCTGATGAGATCATCGTTATTTACTTTGCTCAT